AGGCTAGAGTCATCATTCACAGGTTCAACGCGCAAGCCATTAAGTCCAGCTTGCCTATACGAATTAGAATCTACTCGTGGGTTGCGTATGGCTTGAGGATCATACACAGGGTACATGCCAAGCTGGAGTTGCGGCTGATCTTTTTCCCAGCACTCAGGACAGACTAGTATGTTAACGTTCTTGGTCTTAATAACAAGCGACTTTAGCTGCTTCAGTTTGTATCTAAAGTTACAACGATCACATTGAGCAATCGCATATTTACCCGCGGCAAACTGATTAGGCATTCCCGCCACCTTTTACGTAAGCAGGTTCTTTCATGGACGCCCTAATATTTTGTAAAAGCTTACGAACTTCCAAGCGAGCTTGCATGACATCTTCAGGTAACGGATTGGCGCGGTTGCCGTACTTCCCACCATCAGGCCGTCTAATAGGGTACTTCATAGCCACATCGACCTGTGAGGCTTTTACAACTAAATATGGACGTATTTGTGCAAGAAACTCCATAGCCCCGTCATTTTTTACCCCCCACCGATACTGAACAGACCATCGACGTCCTTGGGGGGTTTTATCTCTACTAGCAACTATTTTCCCACCAAACCAACCTAAAAATAATTCTAAACACGGCAAACTAGTCTGAGTAACTTGCGCGTGTAGTACGGTTCTAACCCCGTGCTTACACTTATCATTTTTTGAAAGCTCAACAATTACGCAACCTTCCCCATCAAAAAATCCAGCAGCCCAAGCTAATTGCGTTTCTGTAGGCATTAGAAGCTCCCAGTATTGCCTAAATACATCCGACGTGGCACAAAACGAACCGCAGCTTTTTCACGGTCTTCGCCAGCGGCAAAGTTCCACTGCTCTTCGTAGGCAGCTTTGAGCATTTGAAGCCGCTCCTGCCCTTCAGGAATCTTTTGAGCAATGTAATACGCTAACCCTGCTGTAATACAGGGAAGAAACCTAAACGGCATATCAGGAGTCTGGATACCATCTCCGGCGTTCTGCACTCGGCGCATACGCCAATAAATTACTTGATAGTACGGCGAGGCTTGAGTACCTTGGTCAGGGACAGGCCAAACTGTGAATTGGGGGTAGGCGGTTGCAGATGGAGAATAACTGCTGGTTGCGGGGTACGTGGCCCCAGAGTTGCGGCTGATGTAAATTTGTATCGGTCTTGCTTGAGAAAGTTTGTTTGGGATTGTGGCGTAGGTGGAGACACTAATCCTTGTAAGTGTAAGGTCAGCTTGCGTAGAGGCATTACCAGCTCCCGTTCTTATAACGTGCTCAAGCAAGTCAATGGTGTCGTCCGGTAAATCGTACGTCGCAGTGCCCTGTACCAAATTCTTCGTGCCCTGCTCAATCGTCCACATATTGATGCCACGATTTGCCCACTCAATAGTCAGTAGGTTCATCGAACGACGTGCGGTACGCAGGTCGTAACCAGAGCGCATCTCCCGACCAGCCCTTTCAAAGGCTTCCTCGGCTATGTCTACAAACTCAAGATTAAAGTCGGTTGAGCCGCTAGTGGTCATCTAAATCTCGCAGTCTTTGCGGCAATTTTTGCCGGTTGTTTGACGAACTGCTTACCTGCGCTCTTTCCAGCCCGTTTAGCTCTTGTAGTCGCAGCGTATTCAGCAGGTGTAAGAGATTTAATTGCCGCCTCCGGGAGGTATCGTTCGCCAGTTGCTTTTGAACCCTGTGTGCTAGGTTTGCCACTGCGTGTCCTCCAACGTTGGTCCCCCCAAGCTTTTAACGACTCTTGACTTTTTCGTAGTGCCATATCATAATCCATTAAAAGGAGAACGAAATGGAAGAAATTTGGATGTATATACCGGGTACTGACGAACGATACTCAGTAAGTAATTACGGAAACATAAGATCCAACTGGACAGATATACCACAACGAAATTTAACTTATAGAAAACGTATAGAAAAAGTGAAACAAATACAAGCTTGGGTGCATACAAACGGCTACTTACGTATTGCTCTTGGGAGGGGTAAATGTCGATACGTACACCGTTTAGTCGCCTTAGCTTTTTTGCCAAACATAGAAAATTTACCACAGGTAGACCATATAGATGGTAATAGGAAAAACAACCACGTAAACAATCTGCGATGGGTTTCCGCCAAAGAAAACGCAATTTATGGTGGGGATAGGCACGAATGGATAAATCAAAAAATAGCAAACGCAAAACGTCGTATACACGAAGCAAAAAAGAATGAATACCAAACCCTTGTAAATCAAGGGTACAGCTTTCGTTATATTGCAAAGCTTTTTGGTACATCACATTCCGCCATTTCTAATACACTGAAAAGGTAACACCTGTCCAATCCTTCAGACTTTGCTGCGGGGCTTTCACTTCATCTTCTTCAACGTCTGTGCCAGCCTTGCTCGCTGCCCTAATTTACCGGGAGCTTTTGCAGCTTTAGCCAGCTTACCTGCGGGAATCGGTTTGTCGCCTTTGACACCAAGCTGTGCGCGTAAGGCTCCGGGCTTTTTTATGGCTGACTGAATCCACTTACCACCTTTAGCCATACCACCTTTTTTGTAAACCCCGCGACCTTTAAGAATGTCAGCTTGGGTTATTTCGCCATCTTTATTTAGATCTGGAAACTTGCTAGTCACGGTAACCTCCACCACGCTGCTTGTACTTCATGGCAAGCATTTGTGCTTTACGAGCTGACCACTGCCCCGGTGCACCACCTTTGCCACCAGCTTTGATGCTGTTAAACAATGCTTTACGCATCCCCGGTTTGGTGTAGTTGCCAGCTTCGTTCACGCGAGACACCTTGCCGCCTTCAGCGTACTGATCAAAGTCAGTGTTATCCCGCCTAGCTTTACGCTTGGCAGTCGGCATTTTTGAGGGCGAAATCGCCCCCATCCCGCGAGAGGGCATCATGTCAGCAAGCCTTACCGCCGTAGTTCATCTTCTTTACTTTGCCGCCGTGCATCATGCCGCCTTTAGCCATCTTGATCTGTGTGCCCTTGGTTTTACCCTTGGTAGCAACACCGTCACGGCTAGGAGCAGCAGTCTTAACAGCGCCCATTTTTGATGGGGCTACGCCACCACCCATGCTCATCTTTTTCATACCAATACCCCTTTTAAAAATTAACGCATCATCCCACGAGTTTTACCACGCTGTGCAATACCATCAGCACGTTTAGAAGCTGAGCCTACTTTGCCACCCTTTTTTAAAAACTGCCCTTTATCAGTTTCAGCTTCGTCTGAAGCATAACGACCTTTTTCAGAGTCAGATTTCAAACGTTTTCGCGCTGCCTCCATACCTTCTTTTTTTCGGTCAGAACGGCTATACATTTGGTCAGGATTTGTTTTTGTGGCACCAAATCGCCCAGACGCAATTTCTTCATCGTCCATTACTGCGGCGTATACATCCTTAATTTCTTTATTCGGCATTTTCGTCACCTTTTTTACGACGAATAATTTCATTAAACGGCTTGCCCGTAATCATCTCGGCAATACGCATAAGCGTCCAGACAGCACCAATTAAACCAAACAAAGGCGTAATCACTTGGAGAAACGATCCAATTGTGGCAACCACAGACACAATATCTGCGGCGTTCTTTACCATCTCGTGTTTATCTTGAGTCATATCAGCACTTCCACGCTCTTAAGGATTTGTTGATACGGCTGTTTGGGTCATTGGCCGTTTTAGAACTCGTAAGCTTCTTTTTCATGCCTTCCATTCTGGCACAGAACGATTTTTTACGAGGGCCACCCTCTGGCTGCGGGGCTTTGAGTCCGGGCTTCCCCGGATTGGCAGCGTTGTACGATGCTCGACCCTTGGCGTTCAAACCGCCTTTTGGGTTTTTGCCTTCTTTGCGCTGCCAAGCTGGGGTTTTTGCCATGACATCACCCGCAGATTAATGTAACCGCAGTGACATTCGTAACCGCCACGGTTGCAAGATCGTTAGTTTTGTACGTTGTACGGATACCTTCTGCTGCCATATACAAGCTATTAACCTGCGTATCCGCACCGGGGGTATCAATCTCAAGCAGTAACGTTGAATCGCTCGCACGAGTCACAATAATTGTACCTGCGCTGCTGCTTGCTAAATAGTACAAACCTTTGATCCGGGTCATTGGTAGAGCTAGATTGCCACCATACCCAACCGTGATCGCCGCTGCGGTTGCTGCACTTACTGTGATACTTGAAACGGAAGCAAAGTAGTTAGTGCTGTAGACCGTATTGTTGTTTGGCCCAGCAACCACTTCAGTAACCACAACCCCACCCACCGTTGTACCTGTAATGGTGAAGTTTTTAGCCGTTTCGTTGCCCGTGCCGGTAATGGATACTTTGTAACCGTACCCATTAATCCCCGGC